GTTCTACGACCCAGACCCAGTACCCTGCTTTTGAAAACTCCGTAACTAAATGATCCAGAGCTTCTTTCAGAGAAAAAAGAGGGTATCCGAACACATAGGTAGGAACAGGATAAATGATGTACGGCGCATCGGAATTGTGAACTGCTTGACGTCTAATTAAAGCTTGGATTTGGGCAATGATTGGAGTCATGGCAGCCATACGATTCGCTCTTCTTTCTTCTTGTTCATCCCATACGTCACGCGCACGCAACATATCTGCTTACTCTTACTATAAGAATGTCTCTGCCGTTCCGCACTTTGGGATTGGGAGGTGGAGGTATGAAAGGTATATTATACATTGGCGCTCTTCGCGAACTTTCACGGCATCAAGACTTGGTGTTTCCTGATGGCGTGTACGGTGTTTCGGTAGGATCAATTGTTGGAACGTATTTGGCTTTTGGATTGCCTTTGGATTTGGGAATTGAAGAAGCGTTCAAGTTATCATCGTTTATCCCAGAACCAGACTACTCTAAATTACCTGAAATGATTTCTATGAAAGGAGTGTTTTCAATGGACGTTCTTGAAACTTCGCTCGTAAATATGTTTTTGACCAAAGGTGTGGATTTGCGGACGAAAGTGATTGGAGATGCTAAGATGCCATTGTATATCCTGGCTTCAAATTTGACAAAAGGGAAACCCACAATCTTTTCAAAAAACGTTCCGATCTTAGACGCTCTGAAATGCTCGTGCTGTATTCCCGGAGTTTTCAGACCGCAAGTTCTGTATAATCAAGTATATGTTGATGGAGATCTGTTTGTGCCTTCGGTAGACAAATATATTCCCGATACGACTAATGCTCTGTGTTTATCACTGAAATACCGGAAATCAGATTTCAAGTTCACACCTACTACCATTGAAACCATGTCTCCTATATCCTACGTTCATGATATGTACACTATGGTCACATACAACTTTTACAAGCAAGTGAGGAAATCGTGTACACTACAACTTCATTACCCGAACTTATACAGCACTTCGGATTTAAAAGACTTTAATGTCCCAGACCTTTTGAAAAAAGCTAGTACGGACCTATCCCGATTTCTCGGGACCTAGTGCAGATACCATAAAGGCACGGAAATTGGAGACAGTTGGTCTGCCGGTCATTTCGTACATTTTGTCCGCCGTTTCAATTTTGATGGTAGGGTATGCCGTAATCTTGTACAGCGCAGCCTTTCCTTTATCAGCATAAGCATTCACGTTCTCAAATATTACGCGATGACCTCCGTACGTATAATTCTTGGTTTCCACTAATTGTTTGAATGACGCAACTTCAGGCTCAGCATCTTTACAGTGAGGACACCATGAAGCAAAGAAAAACATGAATTTCACAATTCCAGGTTCGGTAGGCGTGTCAGACGTAGGTTTATCTTGAGATACCGGTTTCTGCTGGATAATCTTGGATCCTGGCCAAATTCCAGTGTACGCCCGAAGTCCTAATATAGTTATCAGAACAACGAGAGTTGAAATAATCACAGCTGTGACTATACTATTCATCTTGTCTAAATGATGGGCATAAAAGTTTAGACTCTTTTCTCAGTACTTCAAAGTACTTGCGATACGCTTCTTCGGGCGTAATACTTGTTGTGATTTGGGACCATGCTACTTGGTATGTTTGTCGTTCTGGTTCGTATGGTTTTGGGATGATGGCGTACCATTTTCCATTGTAGCGAACGGTTGGTGGCATGTTATACCTCCGCAGAAACAAATAAGCCACGAATTCCGTTTTGCGCCTTTTAAGGCCCACTGTTCAAATGTATACACATTGCTCATAGACATATTACACCTAGAACAAATAGGATACAAATTAGATAATACAGTTGGACCACCTTTTGATTCGGGGATGTCGTGTCCACACTGAAAATCAAAGACCGTAATTTTATTTTGACACCATGGAGTATAACACTTTGCCTCGTACTTCTTTCCAAATTTAGATATCCAAACTTGTTCTCTCAAAGCTTTAGGAATCTTGGCTTTGTGATGCCCCGACATTAATGTCTTAAGACGAATCATTGAAAACGGATATTGTTTGTTTAATTGGGAAAAGATCATTAACAAGATGCCTAAGAATATCCATAACGTTGTCACTGATGTACAAGAAAAGGTTACGGCTGATCATTTCCCTGTGACCGGCAATGTCGGCGAAACTGTTGATGGGTGGACAATTGTGGAGTTTTCTACATCTAACCACGATTTGCTAAAATTTGAAGTTCATTTGGATCATCAAACTTCATGTGTGCTTGAAACGCGTGGATTCACGTTTGATCAGCGCGATACGATTATGGAAATCTTTACGCAGATGATGTTTGACTAACTAAAAACGAAAACAATTTGGTCAGAAATGACCTTTTTAATATACGAAGATGCCGAAAATTCACCACCCTTACAATGCGCTTGACACGCTGCAGGATGCGGTGGAACGTCAGCTGGGCCAGGATGGTGTCAGCATGAAGTGGGAGCAGTCCGAGTACTGTGACCGGACATTCGTTGTCTGGATTTGTAGTAGGAATAATACTTACGAGTACAACCTCAAATTCTACCCGGAGTTTTATGCGATGACGGCGGGAAACAACTCGCCTCGCACACTTACTGCGATTATGCAGGACAAGTTTGATCAGGCTATCTACTACTAAAACAAAAACCAAAACCAGACCCGAGATGGGTCATTTTTTAATGACCAATTTCAGGTTTTAATTACGTTTGTTATCTATATTATGTGTTTAAGGGAAGCCTACGAGGTGGGCGCCAATACCGAAGCCGGCACCCGTGCGGGCCGACGAGCCTACGCTGGGGGCATAGATATCCAGGATGGCGAACGTGGCCAGGGCAACGAGGGCAATCATGCCGATCTCGGATAGCTTGAGGCCCTTGCCGGGTAAGAGGTAAGCCGCAATAGCGACGGCTAGGCCCTCAAAGGCATACTTTACGGCGCGGGTCGTTAGGTCGGCAAAATCAACTCCAGCAGGGGCGGCAACAGACTTCTGCTCGGGCATTTTTATAGAAAAGGACAGAGAAATTATTGGGAACGAAGGACAATGCGGAGGATTAAAGTCAAAGTTGTTGTAGACCCAGACGTTGAAAAAAAGTACAGTATTCCTTTGGGCCAAATTGAGTTTTATGTTGTAACTTATCTCAACGATCCAGACGGATGGTCCAAGAAAGGATACTTTTTTGAGCCTGTTTCTTTTAATCAAGATGTCACAATTCACTTATCGTCTCAATCCACAATTGATAAAGAGTGTGGATTGGACGGTAAATTGTCATGTGCTGAACTAGGTGGTAAAAAGGTGTGGCTGAATTCCGAACGATGGTACCATGGCTCTACAAAAAGTAAGTTGTCGTTGGACAATTATCGCCAGTATATGGTTTCGCACGAAATAGGACACATTTTGGGATTTGATCATACTCAGTGTCCGTGCAAGAACTGTCCTGCTCCAATCATGATGCAACAAACCAAGGGGATAGGTCAGTGCAAACCTAATACCACAGTTTAAGTCAACAATAGTTGGAAATATCAAAGTAGAATTCACCGTTTGGATCAGTACATACAACCTTCTTCTTTTTTTTAGAAAGTAGAAGATTGAACTCTGTTTCGTTATTGTACAAGTACAACTCATCAATGTTGGGTAGAGTCATATACCGCTCAGCTTTGGTCTTGAAAAACTGATGAACTTCCGAAGCAATATCTGCATCCAAAGGCTGATGGGTTCGGGCAGCAATACGTTTCAAAGCTGTAGGAACAGTAGTATATGCTATTGTCACAACTGTATGATACTTATGATCTTTCATCTTTTTCAGTATCAAATTTATAGTGCGAATACCGTGACATGCTCCAACGTACACGACACTTTTCTTGGAAGATATTGCTTCATCAACTAACTCCAAAGCCTTTTTTGATTGTTCGGTATGGTCGCCAGATAACTTATCGGGATCAGCCAAAATGTACTCTTCATCAAATCCTGCTTGATCCAACATTTTTTGAATATTGGTAGACTTTCCAGTCCCGGGAGGACCACAAATTAGAATCCCGTACATTACTCTTTGTACTCATATTTATCGCCGTAAGCTCCCTTCTTCACTTTTTCAAAACCAAGTTTCACATACGCCGAAATCGCAGCCTTGTTGTCCGAGTCTACATAAAGAAAAATAGGCAACTTCTTGGGTTTCAAGTGTTTCAACATCGCAGTAATCATTTGGGAAGCAATACCTTGACGACGATAATCGGGAAGCACAAATATATCACGAAAAATGTATGTGTTATTATACTTCTTGACCCAAAGAGAACCCACAATCGTGTTGTTCTCTTTGATGTTCATAAAGTACTCACCCTTCTCCAAAGATTCGGGCGATTTAAGTCCCACAAGTTTGGAAGGAGAGTACTGTGATGGAGTACCTATCATTATAAAACTCGCTCAAATAAATCGGGCGATCCGTGCAAGAAATCTATGCCGAACATATCCCCGACACCATGCTGATAAAAAGACGGATAGAACAACAGAATTTCGCGTAGTCCCAATTCAGCTTTGGTATTGAATTCTAGGATAAACGGTTTATTTGTTCCTTCCTGAAACATCACATCAATTCCAAATACCTGGAAACCATTCTGAGCTTTCCAATCCGCCTTGAAATTATGCTCTTCTGCCAGAATAGTCTTCATGATATTCGCTACTTGAGTTTGTGATCGGGAAACTGCCGCATCATCCCATCCATCAGGCTTAGAGTCAGGGAAAATGAACAAATGGCCATGTTTCATATGGGTATCGTGGATCTCTTTATTGCCGTAATCCGAATTCTTGTAAGGCTTGATAGCCTGAACTAAAAAGTTCTTCTTTGCTAACCATGCTGACCTAATTCCACGAGATGAACAGTTGATCAGAAGGTAGACACGTAAATGAAACTTGTGACCCAAAAAAGTTGCGGGCTGAATATAGTTTTGAAGTACCCATTCCTTGTACTCGGGATTCTTCTGAATCCATTCTTCTGCTTCTTTTTTGGTATGAACGAGCGCAATACCCATACCACGGTATCCTTCCGTAGGCTTCAGTATTTTCAAAGATCGGATTATCGGTACACTATCAGTAATAGTTTTGGAAGCAGGAACCCAAGGGTACTCTGAAAATCGTTCATACAACCGAGACTTCACAGTCACAATATGTTTAGACGATCCGGTAACTACATTGAGTAACTTGACATTCGGATTTGTTTTCAAAGGAACGATGGGAATAGCCATCAGCATTTCTACATCCGCATCGCCTTTCACTTGTTTCCATGAAGAAGGAACGCTACGACGAAACAGTTCTTGGATTTCAGTATCTATTTCCTTAGTATGAGCATTAAATCGGTAAGTCACCATTATTATAAGTAGAGATTCGTTAGAATTAACGACTTTAACACGCCGTGAATACAGTAAACAAATGCCTCGCGAAACTATTCCTGCACGTGATGAGAATGGACAGATTGTAGATTTTTTGGAGGAAGATCCCGAAATCCCTACGCAGCGCTACTGCATTATTTCCTTCATTTCGCCCGAAAAGGTGGTTAAGCAGAAGGCTGAGTTTTACAATGAGAAGTTTGTGGAGTGGATGGCGTATGATTGGAAGGTCAAGGGTTTGGAACATCTCATGGCTTTCATTTCCAAGAAGTATTCTTTGAAGATTGATGATCTGTTCAAGGATATGGAGGAGTTCAAGAAGGTACATGAGGCCGATGTGAAAAAGACGGATGTCCACGAACAGTACCAGGTTTTCCTTTTGAAGAACGAGAAGGAGATTGAGGCGCAGTTCAATGAGAAGGTAGAGTTCCAGACCAATGTCCGTGGCGTCAAGCTCCGTCGCGTGTTTGCAAATCTTGAGGAGTGCCAGACGTACGCCAAGGTTCTTCAGCGCCGGTACCCTAATGACAACCTGTATATCGGCAAGGTTGGAGCTTGGCTGCCGTGGGATCCTTCTGAGAACATGATGCCCGAGGTAGAGTATGCCGAGAAGGAACTGAACGAGATGATGCGCCGGTACAAGGAGAACGAGGTGAATCGCGAGATCTTCTTTGAGGAGGAGAAGGCTCAGCGAATTGAGCAGCAGAAGAAGGAGAACGCTGAGCGCCGTCGTAAGAATTTGGAGGATGCCAAGACGGATGCTGGTGTTGCTGATACGTCGGATATCGGTCGTGCCATTGAAGATAACGTTCACCCTGCAGAGGGCGGTGCGCCCCGCGATCTCTAAGTAATATATAATTAGCTGCCCATACGCTTTCATTTTCGGAAAGCCCCGGTAGGGCGCACACAGTAGTCGCTTTTTGGGATTTCCAGTAGTTGACAGTGTCGCAACAGTTTTGTTGGCAATACTGTTAGCTTATGTGTTTAATACCGAATTCTGGGTAACGTTGCTCGCTACATTCGTGACAGGCGAGATCCTGCATTACATTATGGGTTCTCAAACCCAGTTCTTAACCACTATAGGTCTCAATGTTTATCCTTGCCCTGCTGATTAACTTTGACCCAAGGATTTGAGCTTTTCTTTCTCAGAGCGTCGGGCGAATACTCGTCCTGCGACAACATTGCACTTGAAAAAGGTTTGTTATCGGTCCACAACGAATTATCACATAAGTGGAAACTTGGGTGATCAGACGCTTTGTACCAAAACACCTGATCTTCTAGTTTGTTTGACTGAACACCGTTACAGATAACTAGGCATTCAAAGTTTTCGGTACACTGGTCCATGAACTGGCAAAACATTTCAAATGTGGGAAACATACCGGCATAATTGTCGTATATACGACGGCGATTATTCACGATACTTTCACGTAAAATAAACACGAAATCTACGTTCGTACGCAGATTAGGTGTGATACCCAGCGGATACTGCATCGTAATGATTGTCATGACATCAATGTGACGACCGTTCATGAAAATGTAGCGCGTAGACTCTTCCTTGATCCACGAAGCATCATACAAACAATCGTCCAGAATCAAAAAGGCACGAGGATCAGTTCCCGAATTTCCACCTGATCGTTTCTTTTCTTCGTTTCGTGCCGTCTTTACACCTAATTGCCGCTTGATCACGTTCATCACAATAGAAGGATTGTATTTGTCGTGAATCAGTTTGGAAGGAACCATATGCTGGAAAAACTCGTTAGCGACTTCTGTGCCTGAAATAACAGTTCCAATAGGGAAACAGTGCTGGGTATTAAAAAGAATATCACGAACCAAGAACGATTTGCCAGTATCCTTTTTGCCAATCACAACAATCATTGGAGATTTACGAGAATCTATCTCGCACCTGTCTTTCAACATATCAATATTGAACTTCTTGATTTGGAAGTTCATCTACTTGCTTTAGTGCGTGTACTTTTTAGTTTATGTTTGGGACGCCATAATAATATGGTTAAACGCAAACCATCAAGTGGAAGTGATTTACGCACAAATTCCGTCGCACTCTCTTTGCAGCGATACGATACTAAAAGTTTAAAAGCTCAGCAATTTTGGGCTTTGAATCATCTTCAGGCATTTTTTCCACCTATCCAGAAACTTTTTAAAACTGAAGTTCGCGATTCGCCCCAAGAGTTCGGG